TCTGGATGCCAGCTTCGGTTGATTCAGATCCTGATACCATATGATTTATATGAGGCTATCTACTTAAAAGTTTTCTTGAATTGCCTTGCTGTATTACGAGGTATTGCTGCATTTCCTACCTTTGAAGAGCCTTTAAACTCTTCTTTTTGTAATTCGTCAGCCTGTTTCTTATTCATCCATAACAGACCCTTGATATACCTTGAAGGTAATTTGTCTACTTGGTGTTTGTCCCAGCCGAAACTTTCGGCAAGGAAGTAGTAGACTCCGTAGGTGAACTCGTTGCTTCCTGTGTGCCCACGAATGTTACCATCCAATCCTCCAAAAATCGCATTAAAGGGTAGTCTTTCATCACCTCCGAGATGATCTTTTTTGCTGTTTTAGCCTTTAGGTTTCTGATTGCTGTTGCATCGTCTATTGGGAATGGTGCTTTTCTTAGAGCTTTGGTAAGAATATTCATTCTGTATTTTGGCAGATCTACTTTAGGTTTTGTTACGTCTGATAGGTCTACACTTATGTTTACTATTGCCTCCAAATCACCAAAAAGTAAGTCGTCTTCATATTCTATAATTTCTTTTTTACCATCCATATCAATTTCAAATGATTTTATAGCCATTACAAATTATTAGTAATGCTATTATATATATGTTTACTCTGCTGCTGACTGTGTGTTCTTTGCTACTATAGTAGCTGATTTTATTCTCCAGTTAATCTCTTCAAATATAGGCTCAACTGGTTCTACTCCACTAATGTTAAGATCGTTTGGTGATAGACCTGTTCCTGTTATTTTTATCTCATTTTGTGTGGTTGATGCAGTGCTTTGGAATGTTAATTCTAATTCTGGGCTACCTCCGATAGTTTCTTCATATGTTCCTGAAGTGTTTTTCGCTATCTGTGCTAATGTGCCTTCTAATAGATTCTTGTTTAATAATGCTGCTCTAAATCTTCCGGTCATGTCAAATATCTGTCTGTATGAACTTACTGCTTGGTTGTTTCCTATTCCATAAAGCAATGATGCGTTTTGTGCAAATGTTATATCTACATCTTGAACCTGTGCAAGTGTGTTTCCACCTACCTTTATCACTCCATGAGCGAATGTATATGGAAATGCCTCTGTTGGTTCTGATGGTGCTGTTCCTATTGTTGTGTTTGGTGCTGATTCCTTACCATAAGTCATATCAATACTACAGTCAACTGTTGCTCCTATTGAGGTTGTAATACCCAATGAGTTAACAACACAGCCTCTCATAGTTCTTACAATATCAGCAGAATCTCCGTCATATCCGACCTCACATACCAATGTGTTCATGGTCTTATTTCCTGCTGTTGTACCAAATGTGTGTGGATATACTCCACTTGATGCTGAACCTGTTGAAGGTGCACCAAATACTGACTCAAAAATCCAAGGGTTGCTTAATACACATGCAACCGATAAACTACCATTTTGCTGTCCATAAGCATAATTTGCAATAGTAGTCTGATTGAGTGTTGGCATGTCTATTCTATTATGAGTTAATGTCCAATTTGTCAGTCTATCTTGTAATCCAAATTTTTTGTTTGGCGTACCACCGGTACCATAACTAGTCTCATACTCATACTTAAGATATGCAGATGCACCAGTTCGGATAGTCGCCATATATATTTAAATCATTACTTAGTATTTAAATATTCATTTAGGCTGGGTTTATCTTCCTATATTTTGCCTGTAAAACATGCTTCCAGATATTCCTATATGTGTCACTCTGGGAGAGTGAACCTGTTATCATTAAATCTACGAAATTTGTCCGTCTTATGTTGTCTTTTATTATCTTTGTAACTTCCTTTACTAAGTTATTCAATCTATCTTGACTCATATATGTCCAACACTCTATTTGAATATCAACATGGTGCATGAAATCAGAGCCATACAATCCAAAATACTCCACATTTTCCCTTTTTGGTGTTAACAGTATGGTGTCCTGTGTATAGTTTGCAAGACCGACAACTTTTCTATCCCATATGATTTTAATCTCAGGGAATGTACCAGCCTTGGCAGTAGTTCCCCACTTTGTCTTTAATAGAGATAACATGTCATCCAATGCATCATACATCGCTGTTCCCATTACTACTCACCCTTCACCCATCCTTTAAAGAAAGCTTGCTGTGTAAGAGACTCTTCAGGCATATCGATTATTCCTGACCTGTATTCATAATCAACCCCATATGGAAATCCTTTTGATCCCCAATGTTCGTTTTTTGCATAAGTTCCTGGCTCTGGTCTTTTGTCTGCTATGTATATATCCCATTCCTCTGGTGTCATAGTTGGTGGTTTTCTTCCAACATAGTATATTTTTCTTGCAACTTTGAAAGCTACACGATCAACAGCCCTATCTAATGAACTTGTCCATAAACCCTCTAAATTTACTGGGATCTTTAACACATCATATCTTAACGCATCTTGTAAATCAGGATCTCTGTTAATTTTTGTTGTTCTAACCCACTCTCTTAATGCATCAATATCAACATATTTACCAGGCTCTATCATTTGATGATGATCTGCAGGTGATTCAAGATCCTCATCAAAATCTTCATCATATTGATATCTTGGTTGGTCTATCTCTCCATCTATTCTTTTTTCCATAAACTCTTCAAGTGTATCTGCCTTGATATCTTCAACCTCATACCCAGTTAATTCATTTTTATCCACTTCAAATTCTATCTTTCCACCAATTTTTTTAACACTAGTTGGTTCATAACCACGCTCTACCATTTTATCAACTGCTATCTCATACATTCTTTGTAAAGTAGATTCAGCTAGTTTTCTAGCGACCCTGTTTATTATGTAACTCATTATGGTATCGGGAATACTTCTCTACGATTTTCAATACACTTCTCAATATCTTCTTGCCATTGTCTTTTTGATGAAGCATAGTCAACACCTGCTGAACCCATTGGCAACTTGTCCATTCTGAAACTAGTGTTTACGAACTCTAAAGCAACCATTTTGATTACACAGTCTGCTATATCTCCAGGAATTGTAGTGTCACCGGCAAACTGTTCTCCACCATATCTATAAGTGACTCTGACTCTATTATTTCTTAAAATTGAAAATATAAAACCTCTAAGATATAATCTACCATACTCATAATCCATATCATACCATTGGTCATTACCTAAAATATCCTCATAAGTTGCCGAAGCACCCTGCCATATTTCTATCTTATCTCCTTGTGCTGCATCAAAATCATAAATATTTCTATGTTGTAAGTATAATGGAGTACCCCAACCGAATATGTATAATAATGGTAGCCTATGTCTTTCACCTGTTATCTTTTTTGATCTCCAAGCATGACCTATACGTCTGTCTAGTTCATCCTCTTTTCTGTTAATGATTTTTGTTATCTGTGCTGTATTAGGGACTGTTGTGGCTGTTATCGGTATTCTTAGATAATCTGCTACATCTTCTACCGAACAGTATGTCGTTGCCATGTAATATATATAAAGTCTTAATGTATTTAAATTTACTTGAATATCACTGTTACTTCGGCACTTCCGTCACAATCTGCGAATATTCCAGATTCAAATCTTCTATTGATACCTAGGTAAGTACCCTGTGCTGCTGTAAATATGGTAAATTCTAATGGGTCACTTGCTGTAGTTCCATTTCTAAATTGTACCTTGTTAGAACCACTTCCAACCTTTGTGACAAAAACACCTACAACTACCCCATGACCTCCTTTTACGATAGTGTCTGAGTTAAACGATACAACATTATGATTAAGTTCTACCATGTTTTGTAATATATATTCCCTTATATAAACTTTAAGAAAAAAAAAGGGCTGTTTTGGACTCTAGTAGCCTATAACTAGAAACTCGAATATTTTTGAGTTTACTAACGCTGAGGCATTTGGTACTTCTGCTAAGACATTACCATTACCTGAACCAGTGAAACATTTAATCTTTTCATTGGTTTTGTCGTATTGCACTACTAGTTTTGAATCCGTAAATGTAGGACTCACTGCAACTAGTGTGGATATTCTGCCTTCTTTTAGGTCAGCCGACACTCCGTTGGTTGCGTATGCATCAGAGGCACCGAAAGTGACTTTGATACTATATATTCGTAGCTTAGATACCAATGCTGCTTGGACTGATAAAGTCTTCCTAACATTAGCACTTGTCCAATCTGATGTGCTGATTGTTAAAGCCATATATTATCAGATATGTCAAGATTTATAAAGATTACTTCCACCAAGCACCTAATAATTCAATTCCAGTAATGGTTTCTATTACTATAGAACCAAATAGGAATATAATTACTAAATCCCTCGCTTTTGCCAATTTCTCGTTATGATATAGTTGTACCATAATCCGAGATATTCTATATGCTTATAAAGATTATCGCCAGTTATCTCTCTTTTTATCTTCACAATTCACACATTTTAGTATGCCTTTATGGAAACCACAATTAGGGCACTTTAGATTAAATTTAAAATGATCATTCTTACCTGTTCTTCTTAACAGCATTGTTAATATAAACGCTCCGACAATTCCTGCTATTATGTAATATAACATACATAACTTATATAACACTCTCTAATAAAGTTTAAAAAAAATTAGAGAGTTATTACTTCCGTTCCTCTCTTTACGGTTATTGTTTGACCTTTCAAAGAAGGCTTTACAATGGTAGGAATATCTATAGCCTTGATTACACTTGTTCCACGATTAGTGGTGATTGTTTCATTTTTAGGCACTGCTGAACTTTTCTTGCCAAAATCTAAACCTTGTGCATTTATGGTTGATGTTCCACGTTTGCTTGTTATTGTTGTCATACATCTATTAATATGATGGTGTATATATTCTTTTCCCCCCAC